TGGAGAGTGTCATTATCGACACCAACGGCACCTGGGAATGCTAACTCAACTTCAAAGAGATTGGGTCTTGCACCACCACCAGTTAACTTACTCTTAAAATCAGTGATTTTTCTGAGTGGAATGTTATTTTGTTGTTGACGGGTTGCCATAGTTCGTTAAACCTCTAATTTAATTAAACGTTACCAATTACTTCTTCAAAAGCAACACCAGTTCTGGTGGCAACAAATGTAAGACCGATGAAGTTAATCGACCTTGCAGGTTTGATGAAGATGTCTGCGACAAACTCATTGTTGTCGATGACGGCAGCAGTGTTATTTGTTTCATCACAAATAACAACATAATCTGAAATTCCTCTCTTAGCCTGAACATCACGGAGGAATGGTTCAACGATATTTACAAAGTTGGTTCTTGTAATCTCATCGTTGAATTCAAAGAGTTGATCCTTGGCAGCAGCAGAGATTGCATCTTCAAGGTATACGAACAAACGACGAACGTTAATTCTGTCAAATGCCGATGCTTTAGCAAGTCCAGTTTTATCACCAAAGAGAACAATACCAGCACCAGGTGAGAAGATGACTGGATTTACTCTTGCGGAGTAAAGTTTATCTCTTTGAGTCTTAGAAGGATTATAAGCAAGTTTTACAGCATTAAGGATTGATCCTCTTGCAGTTCCTGCTGGTGAGAACCATGGGAAGTTGTTGATGTCATTGCGAGCACAAAGTCCAGCGATGTCTCCGTTCAGAGGAACATAGCGGAATGTGTTTGCGAATCTATCATACATGTACTTATAACCACTATCAAAGACACCATAAGATGAAGATGTGACAGGTGCATAGAAACTCAGAACGTTATCAGTGATATCAGAATCTGAGTTGATTTGAGCAGCAGTGTCATCAGTACTATCAGTAATTGCAGCACCTCTGTATGGTGAGATGAATGCGAGTGAATCTTTTCTTGCTTCAGCAACTGCGATCAGTTTGTTTGCGAGTGCCTGGGCATCTGACTTACCATATGCTGCAGATCCCATCAGAAGGAAATCTACCTCATAGTTCTCAGTATTCTCAAACAAATCATATCCACCAACAAGACCACTCAGAGAAGCACTAAGTGCTCCTGCGTTTTCAACGTTTGTTCCTAAATCGTAGTTGGTTCCAGTCGTCAACTCGGCATTCAAATTACCTTTTGCAGCAAATGTAATACCTTCAGCATCTTGATCCCAATTTACATCAGTTTCAAGAGTAAAGTCTGCGCTATATCCAGTGGTTACAATGCCTGCTGGTTGTGCTCCACCAAAGAGATATTCTGAATTGCTCTTGAGATAACCTCTCCAATAAGAAGGTGATCCTACCGAGAACTCTGCGTCTTTTGCCTTAGAAAGACTGAGATGCTTCTCAAGGATTGTTCCTGCATTTCCAGTAACCTTTCCTTGACCATCAATAACTACAACGTGAACTTCATCAAATCTAGATCCTCTTGCGGCAGCATACTCGGAAGTACCTGGACGATCAGCAACAGTATTCCACTTAACCGTTGAAGTAGAAGTCAGTGAAAGATTTTGTTGATCAAACCAATCTACTTGCGAAGAGACTGCTGTTGATCCATAGGAGGTTGTTTCTCCATTGGTATGAATGGCAACATTTCCACTTCCAGAGAAGGAATAAACACCAGATGGTTGATAATCTACTTCAGTTTCTGTTCCAGCAGCAGAAACGTGACTAACAACTTTTACACTTACTTGACCACTTCCAACTTCTGTAATAACTCCTTTTAAGTATCCATCAAGAACGGTTGTTGTTCCTGCTCCTGGAAGAGTAGCAGAAATTGTTTGAGTAACACCATAACCAACTGCCAAAGCAGCTTGTGACACAGTGGTGGTATAAGATCCAAAACTAAATGATACGTTTGTAAGTGGATTTTCGTTTAAAGTTGCCGCACTTAAAGTTACAACACCAGTTGTAGTGATACCAGTAACAGTAACACCAGAACCAATAATACCAGTAATTTCTTCTACAGTGTCTCCAAGAAGAATACCAGTAGTAGTAATTCCGGTAATTGATAATGCAGTTCCGACAATATCTCCGTCAGTTGGAGATGCATTAGCACTAAAAGTTCTATTGGATACTGCTTCAGTACTGATTCCAAGAATTTGGTCTGCCTTGGCATCAATAATTCCAACTCTCAGACCGTTTGCCCAGGATCCTGGGTTTTTTGCGGCAACTACAACACCGCTGATGGTGTTCTCGTCATATCCAAGCTGTTCGTAGTGCTCAACACTTTTAATTTTTGTACTAGAAGCAGCACCAACATAAGATGCTGCGTTGTAAAGATTACTGTTATCAGCTCTTACAACTCTCAGAGAACCACCATATGCCAGGAACGACGATGCCGTTAACCAGTGCTCGTAGTGCTTATCCTGAGAATATGGTTTACCGAATACGTTCAGTAAGTCTTGTTCGTTCTCAACTAATGTAGGAAGATCTACTGGACCTTGAGCAAAAGGTGCCGCAATAGCTCCAATACTCGCAGAAGTTGGATCAACTCTTCCTACCGTAAGGTCTACTTCCCTTACTACAATACCAGGAGATGCTAAATTTAATGGCATCTTGTTTTTCCTCGCAATCCAAATTTATCTAAAAATATTTAGGAAAAGGGTTATTTTCAGCGGGGAAACCATGCGTGAATATCTACCAATCGGGATATTCCCACAACACTTCCTTTTTCTTTTTAGATTTTATTCTTTTTATTGTACACTCTTTACATTCATATGAATATGCAGATGGTAAGGTTCCTCTGTCCCTTCTTGTCAAATAGTAATCATCTAATAAACTTTTAACTTCCCCACACACTCTACATTTGCGATCAAAGAACAGTAAGTGTTCTAGTTCTATTTGATCGTCAAAATCCATCACTTATAATCCCACATATAAGACATGTCTCCATATTCATCTGTATACCATCTATCTCCATTATTATCTACAAACTCAGTTTCATCATCAATACCGTTTAAAATAAATCCAAATGGTGCCATGTCTTGTTCGATTTGATTTTTCTGTTCTTCATAAATTCTCTTACGAACATCATTGTCCGTCATCTCTTTGAAATAGTCTTGTGCCACTAACCATGAGAAAATAACAAGACACATTGCTAAGTCATCATTACAACCTTCTTCTGCTTCAAAAGAATTATGCTTCTGTGAAAATGTTGTGAGTTCTGATATAATCTCATAATCAACAGTCAACAACTTATCATCTTCTAATAAAGTCTTTAAGTTAGAACATCCAAGTTTTTTGACGGCAGCAGTCATTCTCACCCCAAGTTGAGATTTCTTACCACTAAAACCAGATCCTACAATTTGACCAGCACGTCCTCTCATCGCACACATGAGAACGTTTTCATATTCTAAGTCAAAGTGAAGAATATTTGCTACCTGATCTCCAATGTCATTGACTTCGATCAATAACCATGCATCATTATATCCCTTTGCCACATCATGAATAACACTGGGAAATAACATTGGTTTGATTTCGTTATTTCTATACTTTGCTACTACTCTATAAGGGAACTCTGTGATATCAAAAATAATAAACGCCGAGTAGTCATTACCCAATCCACGGGCAACGTCTACTGTTATCAAATAATTATGTTCTGGTTTTGGATTTTCGTAAATATCAAGCCCAGCATTTCTTTTTAGTGGACTTTCATATACAAGATTTTTAAGTTTTGCTGGATTGATGAGTGTATTAACGGATCCTAGGAATTCACACTCAAACTCAACCTTAAACTGCTGTTCGGAAGTGTTGGCAATAGTCTGCTCTTTCCAAGCATCATCTCTACCGGGAACTTCAGACCAATGAACATCAGTAGGAACATACTCGTTCTTACCCCTCTCCGCATCATGCCACATGCGGTAGAAGTGATTCATACCACGAGGGGTAGAAACAATAATTACCTTTGTGCTCTGTCCAGAAGAAATAGTAGGATAAACAGAGGCAAAGAAGTCATCAGCAATGTGATTCGGGATGAACGCGAACTCGTCAAGAAAGATGACATTATAGGATCCGCCT